TGCCGCCGTGATGAGAAGGTCGTCGATCCACCGGCCGAACGAACTGCCGATAGATTGGACGATGACGTTTTCCGGGGACACCACCATCCGGGCCACGTCAGGCTTGTCGATCAGGTAGCCGTCCTCAAACGGCAACGGCACGACCTGCCGACGCAGCAAGACGGCTTCGCGCGACGGGGTATCCCCGTGGCGGTCGGCGTTGGCTGTGGGGGCATCCAGAGGTTCAATCTGGTGGAAATACATTTCCTCGGCGTTCACGACGCGCTTAAACGTCACGCGACTGCGAAGCAACGAGGTCTTTTGCTGGGCCAAGAGGTCGATATACGGCTCGAACTCTTTGCCATAGAGTTGATCTCCGGTATACATTACTTGGTCTCCTTTTCGTTTTGACAACCACTACGCACCATTGCGCGTCGGCTGCCTCCGACAAGGAGACCGGCACTGCGTTTCGCACTCGCTCAGTGTTCTGTCTTTCCAGAATGTCAACCGGACCCGAAGGCTACCCGGATTTGCGCTCCTTCAATGCGGCGATGTCGCGTGCTATCGCCATCGCCTGGAATACAGCCGTCCAGTGTTTCCGGTTCTCGTTCACCTTTGCGTTGCAGGATACACATAAGGCTGTTAGATTCACGGGGTCGCTGTTCTTCTTGTCATAGTCAATGTGGTGCACATCCAGCGCCCTATTACACTCCGCCTGCGGCACACCGCACAACTGACACTTGTAGCCGTCGCGCCGTCGGACCTCTTCCTTGAGTTCCGCGTTGAAGGTCCAGGCGTAAGGTTCACGGGAAATACCGCCGCGCCAGTGGGGACTGTTGAATCCACTCATCTTTGCTATCGTCTCCGGCAACGCCTTTTTGCCTATGCGGGCCGCGCGTATCTTTGCCCGCGCCTCCGCCGAGACTACGTGGCCCTTCCCGTTTTTGTTGCCCATATGGGCGGCACGATTCTTTGCTTTTGCCTCTGGGGTATGGTGTTTCCCCCACCACGGATTTTTCTCGCCCGTTCTCCCGTACATCGGGTGCTTGTCGCCGGTCTTGCCCCACAGTGGGTTCTTGTCGCCTATCATCCGCGCGGACCTCGCCACCCTCATTTCTGGGCGGTTCGCCGCAGCGCGTATATTTACCAGTATTTCCGGCGTCCGTTTATAAACCCCAGTTGGCATCTTTCCGCTCCTCTTCCGCTGTCTTGTATCACAGCCACACTGCCATGTCATGCGCTTTTTAGCCACCGCCTCGTGCTATCCGTGATTTTTCATGGAGTGCGCGAATCTCCTTGCGCAACCTCTCGCGCGTCGCTTCCGGCAACCGCCCTTCAAGGTATCCGGGCGTCGCCACCAACTCACGCGCCTTGCGCTCAAGATCGTCCGGCGTCAGAACCCCCTGACCGGCCCCGCCCCCGTCGGCCATCTTATCTTCCAACATGGTCTCTCCGATGGCCGAGAGGACGCGGATCAGTTCCAGGTCGTTGCCCCACCGCTCTGAAAGTTCTTCTCTCTTATCGGCAGGCACGTTTTCCACGTTTTCCGCGATGACGCGGTTCGCCAGTTTCATCTTCTGAGGAAACGCATCGCCCCATTCCGTCTGAAGGACTTTCAAGGCCGTGTCGTAGGCCGTTTTTTGCGCACCCTCTCGGTCGGCGATGGCCTTTTGCATCCGTTGGAAATCCCACCCCATCATGCCCGCCGCCTGTTCCTGCGTCAGCCCAAGGCCGTGCATCGTCGCCATCACGTCCTCGACTTCCGAGGGATGGTAAATCTCCTCCAGATCCTTCGGAACGTCGAACTTGTAGTCGTCGGGCGCCTTGGGACGGCCGAGGGCGTTGTAGTACGCCTCTTTCTCCGTCGGCCCGGCGTCTTTCGACAACGGCATGATGCCCTTGCCCTGCCGTCCGATGAGCGTCTTGGCGTGTCCGAACTCCTTCGCCAGTTGCGCCACCGTGGCAATCGGCCGGAAGTCGCCCAGATGCCGTAAGTCCTCCGGCACGTAGGCGTCAATCCAACCTTCCTTGAACGTCCCATCCTCACCGACAAAAGACTGCGGTTCGTCCTGGACCGGACTGCCCGGCTCTGCTGCCGGATTCGGCTCCCCAGTCACGTCAGCCATTGTCATTCTCCTTGTCCTCTACAGGTTCCTTGAAAAAGTCGTAAGCCGCGCGGGCCGCCACTTCCAACACGAAGGCCCGTTGCGCCTCATGCCAAATCAACCGGGTTTGCTCTATCGGCAACCCCTTTTTCACGTTCGTCCAGTAAAACCCAGCGTGCTGCTTCATATTCTCAAGGACGCGCTGGCCGAGCGGCGTGGCAAACAGGTCGATGTAATCTATGAGCACTTGGCGGTCTTTTTCTGTCACTTCTTGTCTTTCTTCTTGTGAACGCCCTTGATGGTCCCCTTGTTCGCCGATGCGTAAAACACCCGCTTGCCTTTTTTGGCCCCGTATTCGGCCGCCATTGCGGCCATGATCTTGGCGCCCTTCGCCGTGAGTGGTGGCATGGTTACGCCTTTCCCGCCATCAGCGCCTCGGCCGGCGACCCCGGCTCCGGGGCCACGCTGCCCGCTTTGTATGTCTTGGCGTGCGTCTCGGCGGATTCAAGGGCGGCCTGCTTTTCCGCTTGCTCCGCGCGGGCCTGACGTATCGCGTCGATGCGGTCCTGCGTGGCAATGTGCGTACTTTTCACGCCGAAGTACCGGGCCATGTCCGGCAAGGCGTCGTCAAAGTTGAGGGTGTCCAGGGCGTCCGGCCTGACCGCCGCAATGTTGACCACGAAAGAACTGAAACGCAGAAACGCGGACGCTTCCTTGTCCCGCAAGGCCAGCGACAAGGCCCCCACGTACTCGATGGCCCATTCGGCCCCCGAAAGTTCCGGGGGAAGGGACGCCAAGCCATTGCGCACCAACAGGTCCACGGCCCGCTCGATGACTCGGTTCATGTCCTCGTACAACTGCGCCGCCATCGGAGAGATGCGCTTCATCCCTTCCCGCAGCCGCTCGGCAACTTCAACGGTCGTCATGCGCTGCGTCAGTTGCGACAGGCTGCGAAACACGTCCACGAAGAAAATCCGCTGAACCTTCTCCGTGAACATCTCGACGGCCTTCTCCGTGATGGGCACGTTCCCAAGCATCCGCTGGTCCATGGCCTTGACATCATCCATTTCCATCACGACGGTTACGCCATCCGGCGTCAGGTCAATCTCGCCCTCGTGGCCTGCACGTTTCTGGATAGGCGGATGCGCCCAGCGGTTCAGAATGTCCACGTAGTCCATGACGACCCTGTCGAGCACCTTGATCCTCGCCAGGTACTCCGTGCCCTGCCCGCGACCGTACTTCTCGCCCGACGCGATGATCCACCGGAACACGATGAACGGCATCTGCTGATACCCGCCTTCTCGGACAATCTTCTGCGCATCCACCGCCACATGAATGGACTCAAACGGCATGTGCCGCCAGGTTTTCTTGCCAGGGTTCCTGTCTGTGCGCGGCCGCACGATCTGAAGAAACTGGAACTTGTCGCTCGCCTTGTCAGGCTGGGTCGCCGCATCGCGGATGTCTTTCGGAAGATTCTCTTCCCCATAATTCTGGACCGCCTGGCGGGCCGTCAATGTGAACGACACCAACACCACATCTATTTCGCCGTCGGAGTTTTCCAGGAACACATAATCTCCGATGTCGATTGAACGAAACGTCAACTTCAGTTTCTTTGACAGGTCGAAATACAGGCAGCCCTGGCCCAGTCCCCCGTAAGGCGCGAGCATCTGGTTGTACCGCGAGACGAAGTTGCTCGAATACAACTCGTCATGCACGTCCTCGACCAGTTTCCACGTGCCCACATTCACCGCAGGAATCTCCGCCAGACGGGAATCCCGCACTTTGATGTCGAAGAAGTTCTGCCCGGTCTGAATCGTCGCACTCGAAAGGCCGGCGGCCATCTCGCGCAGGCTTTCTCCGGCGGTGTCGTCGTAAATGATGAGGCTCTTGTCTTCGCCGGGCGCGACGGCGTTGGTGATGCGATTCATCCGGTGCAACATGCGATCCGCCGCCTGTTGCCACAGGTTTCGGAATGGCTGCTGTTCCTGCAACTCCCGTTTCCACAAATCAATCACGTCCCTGGCAACAGCCGCGTTGGGTTCTATTTCAGCCACGTTCAACCTCCATCAGTCGTGTCCGAACGCAAGCCGATACCCGTGCTGAAACTTAGATGAAGTCCAAGGTTGCGGGCCGACATACGCAACGCCCTTTCCATTCCGGCCCATCTTCTCTCTCGGAATGTGTTCGCCAAACTTCCCGCAGGCCCCGGCCCGATGAGCCTTCACGATGTAGTCCTTGATGCCGCGGACCTGACGGTTATCGGCCACCTTCTACCTCCTCGGGCAGCAAAGAAGCGGCAACACAGGTGAGCAGGCACCTGCATTGCCGCTTCGTTTGCTTCTTGCGTCGCCCCTCGGCTGGCCGGCCTGGAGGCGAACCCGGTTTTTTACTTTTTGCACGGCATTACAATAGACACACCCAACTTATTCAGGTACTTTTGCTGATTCTCCGGCGTGTCCGCGAGAAAGAGGCGAATCCGCGGAATCATCCGGTCCAATACCTTGTGAAGTGCTTCCTCAGTCTCAATCTTGCAAGGTTCAACCAGAATAGCGTAGTCCCAAACGCCCGCACCAGTCCCGCCAGGCGTCTTGAACAGAACCCAAAAATAACCGGGCTTGTCGCCTGATTCCGTGATCTTGAACTTGTAACTTTGATACTCAATTTCGCGGTCTGGCATTCGCGTCACGTTTCACCTTCCTGGTTCTTAACCGAGAAGTTTACGCCCATCTTTATAACGGGCGCATCGAGCCGAACAGATGCTCTCTACAGGTAAGCGCGTCATCTTCGCCGTGGTTCAAGAGCACGATGGGCACCGGGTCGCACTTCTGCGTTGCCCGGATTTTGATAAATGCTCTTGACGGGATTCCGCGCCACTTGTCGCAGCCAGACAGATGCGGCGCTTGTCCGTTGCACGACTCCTCCGCGTGAACTCCTGTAGCGTGTCCGCCGCATCTTGTCTGCGGCTTGCCCCGGAACGTTCGACTTCATCCCTGAGAAACCGGGTCGTGTCGTCCGCCGTCCAAGAACTGGCCGGGGT